GCCCGGCTCAAAAGATTTTAGCAGGAGTACTTCATGGACAGAGACGAGATCGCCCAACATAACAGCCGTGTCCTCCAGGAGGCGGGGGAAGCCAGAACACTGGGGATCGAAACAGGGCCAATCGACACCGACACGCTGCCCTTCTTGCGCGATGAGGACGGCCAGACTCCGTTGGCTCCGCTCTTTACGATATCTCGAAGCGCTTCCACGAAATGGAAGGCTCTGCCGACTTTTGCCCGCAACTCGGACAGGTAACGGGTATCGGCTCGGTTCCCCTGAAGGGTGGATCGGCAGCCTTCTCCGGCTCGGGCATCAAGAGCATAAGCTCGCCACAGCGACACTGGTAGCCGTAGTAGTTGCCAGGGACAGGATCTTTGATCGGCTCCACGCTCGTCGCTCCTTGCAGCGATCCCCTGATGTGAAATTGGCCGCCGGGCAGGTCAAGGTTCCCGCGCTTCGCCCTAGTTCATGAGGCCAGGGCTAGGCGGCCATTCGAGATTTTAGCAGAGTTGAAAACCAACACAACCTAACACCACTACCCTACTTTCCATGACGCACCTCGCACAGATCGCCCACGCCGCCTGGCTGGCAAACGATGGCGACACGGGAACCGCCTGGGACGCAGCCGTACGCGCGGTAGTGAAAGATCTAGTCCGGCTGATGCTGAAAGCCGGGCCGCTCGAATCCATCGACCCGGCGAACCTCTCGCCGGAAGCGACGCAGATCGAGACGCGCGAAACCCGCGACGCACGCATCGCGCGCTGCTACGAGCGCTACGTGGCGCGGCTGGCGGATCTCAGAGCCGAAAGCATTACCCCTTTATGACCGACCTGATGAGCCGTCCCTATGCGCCGTCCACCGAAAAATGCTGCGAGCGATGCGTCTTCGGCCGCGGGCCGCACGCCGCCTGGTGCGAAAGCGAAAACGCGCAATTCCAGCGGAGCCTCAACCTCGAAGCCCAAGCACCAAGGCGGCATCATGGAGCCTGCAACGGAAGTCAAATCACCCGCCGCCGCGCTGGCCGCTGACGAAGGCGACATCCTGATCGAGCAACTGGAATACCTCCTCGACCATGTTGAAGCGGCCGGGGCGCAATGCGCCTGCTCTGAGTGCAAGCGGTACGCGCGGGCGCGCGCCGTGCTGATGGAGATATTCAAGTAGCTTTCAGCTTTCAGCTTTCAGCACTCAGCTAAACCACCAGCCACCAGCCACTATCCACCAGCCACCGGGTTTACAGCCATGACCTTCAGCACCAAAACCCCCAACATCTCGAAAACCCCGACGCTGTTCCGCGAGACGCTCAAGAAGCCCAAGTTGATCGGATCCCCCACGGCTGGCGGCACGGGGTTTCGCTCTATGGCCAGCCTGTATCTTCCGCGCTCGGTAAAGCTGCCGACGAAGGTGAGCCAATTTATGCCCGAGGGTAAAGGGGCGGCGACCAGTTGAAGCGACACAGCGAGGGGGTGAGCGGGCGAGGGGGCGAGCGAGCCTTATCCGGCACGCAGTACGCCATCGGCTCCTACACCGAATATCTCCACTGGGCCCGGCAGAAGTTTCTCTACGAGTACGCCGAACTCCTGGAGCGCCTCGGCTTCAACACCCAGGCCGGCGGCGCGATCATTTACGGCGCGATGCGCAAGGGCGTATGACCCGCAACGATTTCACTTGGGAGCGCCACGCCGGGCGCAACCCCGAAGGCGAGCGCTTCGACAGCAACGTAATGGTGCACGGCACCGGCCGCATCCTGGCGCGCGTCGCGATGCCAATCGGCGAGGAATACTGGTACCGCCTCTACTTCTACGTCCCGAAGTGCGTGCTGGATTCCCCAGACGACGGCCACGACTTCATCAGCGCGGATGCCGCGGTGGAATTTGCGGAGAACGTAGCGATGGCGTGGAGTGACGAAACTCTCGCCAAGATACCGGGCTTCCCGTGCAAGCGCGCCCCCGTCGCACTGAACTGCCGGGTGGCCAGGCTCGCAACGATTTCATAAACGCAGTTGGGCATGATAAATAACAACCAACGCAACCAACACTCGGACTGCCCAGCGCCGTCCGAACCCAGTGTCGTCAAACAGGCCGCGGAACTCCGCAACTGGCTGGAGACGCTCGACAGCGAACTAGTCACCCTACACGAGGGATTGTTCGCGCCGTTACCGGAAAAGGAACCGCTCGCAGTTACACCCCGGCACCTTTCCCTGCAAGACCTCATATCGCAGGCATGTACGAGCGCCGCGCAAGCGGTCGGTTTCGTTCGCACCGTCAACAGCCGCCTCGGATTTGGAGACGCTTGCGGCCAACAGAACTGCTGAAACCTGAGAGCTGAAAGCTGAAAGCTGAAAGCTAAACCCCAAAGGATTCCCCTATGAAACTCTCATCGATCTCGATGTCCAAAGGTAAAGGCAAGAAAGCCAAGCGCGGCCCGGTGCGCTCCACGACCATCAGCAAAGCCAAGAACGGCTTCATGGTCTCGAAAGAGCACGACCCCATGCCGGACGAGAACGGCAACCCGCAGTATCCGCCCTCCGAACCGCCCGCGGTGTTCGATAACTCCGACGACGCCCACGCCTACTCGGCCCAGTGTCACGGCGAGCCCGACGCAGATGACGCCGGCGCCACGCCCGCATCGGGCGACGCGGCGTAAAGAACGGTGGATAGTGGGCGGTGGCTGGTGGCTGGAAACGCCGCCGTGCCGCCCCCTCGCCCGCTCACCCCCTCTCCCGCTCATGTCTCCCCAGCTTCCACCCTCGGAAACCCGCACCAGCTTCGACCCCTCCATGGAGTCGGGAAGCCGGCATACTCCTTTATCCGTACTCTCGGCGCACAAGGAAGAACCGAAGGTCGAGACCGACGAAGACGGCCTGACCGACGAAGACATCCTCGTCGAAGCGCACGAGTACTTCACCGCGGTAGCAAGCTGGGAGCAGCCGTTTCGGGAGCGCGCGCGGCAGGAATTCGAATTCGTCGACGGACTGAAACATTGGGATGCCCAGATGCTCGAAGAGCGCAGGGGGCGCCCGTGTTTGGTCTTCGATAGGATCGGCCCCGCCGTCGACCAAGTGGTCAACGACGCCCGCCAATCTCCCCCGGAGCCGAGAATCAGTCCGGTGGGTGAAGGCGCCGACAAGGAAACCGCCGAGGTCCTGCAGGGTCTCGTAAGAAACATCGACAACGACAGCAACGCCCGCGTGGTCTGGGCAACCGGCTATGAGCATGCCGTGAAGTGCGGCCGCGGCTGGGTGCGCGTGTTGACGGTTTGGGAAGAGGACGACAGCTTCAAACAGAAGATCGTTTTGCGGCGTGTCGCCAATCCCTTCACGGTTTATCCCGATCCCTCGGCCGACGAGTTCGATTACTCGGACATGCGCCGCTGCATGGTCACCGAGGACCTCGACACGCAGGTCTACAAGGAGACCTACCCCGATTCCAAGGTTGCCAGCCTCTTCGATTTCCAGAGCGTCGGCGATCAGATTCGCAAAGACTGGTTTCCAACCGGCAGCGTAAGAACAGCCGAATTCTGGAAGGTGCTCACCAAGCGCGGCAGACTGGCACAGCTCGAGGACGGGCAGATCAAGCGCGAGGACGAGATCACCGAACAAGACAGGGTAAGAGCGTGGCGCCCCACCACAAAGAAAACCGTCAAGGGCTACAAGCTCAACGGCGTCGAAATCCTGGACCGCTGGACCTGGCCGGGCAAGTGGATACCGATTGTACCGATCATCGGCCGCGAGGTCATCGTCGAGGGCAAGCGAACGGTGCGCGGCATGGTCAGGCCGGCCATGGATGCCAACCTGTCCTATGACTTCATGCGCTCGAAGGAAGCCGAAGCCATCGGGCTGGCTCCTATCAGTCAATGGCTGGTAGCCAAGAACCAGATCGAGAACTACGCGGCCAAGTGGGCCAACTGCAACCGCGTGGCGCAGGCTTACCTCGAGTACGACCCGCAAGTGCAGGACACGGGAACCGGTCCTATCCCAGTCCCGCCGCCGCAGCGCATTTCGCCTGCCGTAAATACCCAGGACATCACCCAGGCCATCGCACACGCGGCGGACGATATCCGCGCGACCACCAGCATGTACCGCCCGGACATGGGCGAGTCCCAGCCGGATCAGTCGGGCAGAGCGATTCTCGCCATCCAGCGGCAAGGCGATAACGCCCACTTCAACTACCACGACAATCTGGCCATCTCCCAGATGCACGTGCTTCGCATCCTGGTAGATCTGGCGCCCAAGATCTACGACGAGGAAAGATTGGAGACCGTCTTCGATCCGGACGGCTCAGTGCGGCAGGTGTGGCTCAACAAGAAACACACCGACAACAAGGGTGTGGACCGGATCTACGACATCAAGAGCGCTGCAAGGTACGACGTGACTCTCGGGTCAGGGCCGAGTTACGCATCGCGGCGGGCGCAAGCTCAGGAACAGTTATTCCAGCTATATCAAGCCATGCCGCAGGCCATGACTCGGGCGCTGGATCTGATTCTGAAAACCTTCGACGTTCCGGGCATCGACGAAATCGCGGACCGCCTAAGACCGCCCGACGTGGCGCAACAGCAGGAAGGCCAAGCCCCGGTACCGCCGCAGGTTCAGCAGCAGATCGTCCAAATGCAGCAACTCCTGCAGGCCATGAACACGCAGATGACGGCGCAAGCCGAAGAGTTGAAAACCCAGCGCATCCAGAACGAATCGAAAGAGCGCATCGCCGCCGGGAATAACGCTACCCAATTAGCAATAGCCGATCTGAAGCTGGGCAGCGATCAGGCCTTGCAGATGTTCCAATCCCAGTACGCGGCGATCAATCAGAAGATCGACCAGGTTTACCAACTGCAGGCGCAACGCGACGAGCAGCAGCACCAGAAGGAACTTTCCGACCAGCAGCACCAGCAACAGCTCCAGCAGCAGGGACAGCAACAGCAGGCCGACGCGCAGCAGGCCGCGCAAGCCCAGCAGCAGCCCGCAGCCGCCGGCGCGCCGCCAGCTTCCGAGCCGATGCCGCAAGCGGCATAGGCTTTCAGCCATCAGCAGCCAGCTTTCAGCTTCACTAACCGTTCAGACACCCCATTTTATGAACACCGAAGATTTGACGTTTGAAACTCGCCAGGACCCCAAAGTGGTAGAGAAAGTTCTGGCCGACCTCGGCTTCACCGGCTCGACGGTCGAAACCCACTCCGACGAAGGCGGCCAAGTCCCGCCCGCCGAACCAGCACCGGCCACCGACGCGCCGGTTGAGCCAGTTGCCGAACCGGTTGCCGCCGCGGAACCCGCCGCGCCGCCCGCGCCCAAACCGTCGAGCGGCTACAAAAAGAAATGGGAAACCACGGCCGCCGAGAACGAGCGGCTGAAACAGGAATTGGAAGCGGCCCGCAAAGCAACGCCGGCCGCCGCGGCGCCGGCCGCCGCCGCCGAGCCGGTCGCTGCCGAGCCAGCCACCAGCCACCAGGCACAGCCCACTGCTGCCGAGCAGCCCGCTCCCAAGCCGAAACCCGAAGATTACGAAAACGGAGTCTACGATCCCGCATTCGTCGAAGCCATCGCCGACTGGCGCTACGACGAGCGCGCGCGCATCGACCGCGAGAAGGTAACCACCGCCGCCCGCGAAACCGAAGCGCAGGCCCGTAAAGATTCCGACACCCGCGACCAGGAGGCATTCGAAAACTGGCGTAAGAGCCAGATCGACGAAGCCAAGGCGCGGCATGACGACTTTGATGTCGTGATTGCTCAGCAACACGATGTCGACATAACGAACGACGTGATGAACCAGGCCCTTTGGTCTTTCGACCATGGCGCGGAGCTGGCCTACTGGCTGGCAACCCACCCGACCGAAGCCAACAAGATCTGTATCGCCACGAAGTTCAACGAAGGCGAAACCATCGTGCAGTACCGGAAAAAACTCGCCCTGGCCGTGCAAGAGCTGGGGAAGATCGAGCTGCCGGAACTCGCCGCGATCGCCGAGGACGACGACCCCATCGAGGAAACACAGCCCGCTGCCCAACCGGTGGCGGCTGTCGCCGCTGCCGCTGCAGCTCCAGCGCCTTCGAAGGTTGCTCCCGCTCCCCGCGCGGCTTCGCCCGCGCCGGCTCCCAAGCCAGCCCCCCCGAGTCCCGTTGGATCGGGTGCGCGCTCTACCAGCCCCGTCAAATCGTTGTCTCAGATGACGAAAGATGGCACGCTGGCCGCGCACCTTGCGAAATTTCCCAATGATCCGACTGCGGAATTCCGGAGGCTGCGCAAAGCGGAGTACGGCAACTAGCCTATAGGCGGCCCGCGATACCGTCGAGAGACAGAATCCAGGGCCACATTTAAGCTGTACGCTCCGAACTTACCTGCGTCAGCCACTCTTGGGGATCTTTGGCACCCTTGCTGCAATTACAGCGCGGGCAAAGAAGTTGAAGATTCTCGGGATCACTCGTTCCACCACGCGCCAAAGGTATTATGTGGTCGATGTGGAACGCCTCGCCCAATTCTTTTTGACATGCCGGATTAGCGCATTTTCCATCCTGCGCACGGAGCAGCTTAATTCGATCGCAAAGGGAGAACCGGCGATTCTTCCACTGACGAAGGCAGCGATCCCGCTCTCGCTGGGCGTACTCGGCATCCGTAACGCGCCGCTCTCTTCGCCGGGCGTTGGACCTCGCATTAAGTTCAGCGGCGTTCCCGTCCCTGTATTTCTGGTTATAGACCCGCGCTTTGTCGGGAGAAGTTCGCTTTCTTTGGCGGCCGTAGTTGGGATTGCGGCTCCGCCACTCCCGGGCGCTATTGGGGTGGCTTTCGCGCCAGCGGCGCATGTACTCTTTTTTGTGCTCCTGCCGTTCCGCCACCGAACGAAAAAGACTGGGCCTCCCTGTCCTGCGGTCGTCGCCGACTTTGCGACCGTGGGCCTCCAGCCACTTTCGGTTGTAATCTGGATGGTTGCGGTGCCACTCGTGCATACGTGCACGATGGCAGTCCTTGCAGGTTTTTCCGGTTCGCCTGATGTTCCCAAAGGATGTCAGCGGCTTTTCCTGCAAACAGCGTCCGCAACGTACAACGTCCAGATCCATGATTCACCCTCGCGGTTGCTTGGCGTATTCCCGAATGGCCAGTTCAATAACGGCTGTTTGAGACAAGCTGAGCCGCTTGGCGAGTTTTACAAGGAGCCTCCGCGCTTCATCGGAAAGCCGAAAGCTGCTGGGTTGCTTGTGTTCCATGCTCCAAGTGTAGTGCATAACGCGCTACGCTTCAACTATAACCGGTACCATCCAGGTACCAAAACTAACGTCGCGAGACGTGAGGAAAACATAATGAACGACCTCCTAAACCCGGTCGCCATTCTACAAGACTCCTTGGAGCGGTGGGATAACAACGCCGTCTTTTGCAAGTACGTCTCAAGGGAATTTGACGACAGTTACGCCGTCCCGAATGAAAAGGTCGGATACACGGTGAACGCCCGCATTCCGGTCCGCTTCCGCGGCCGCCGCGGCGACGCCGCACAGCCCGAAGCGATCCAGGAGCAGATGGTCCCCGTGACCATCAACACCCTCTGGGGACAGGATCTGCAGATCTCCGATCAGGACCTGGTGCTCACCATCGACCGCTTTGGCGAGCGCTACACCGAATCGTCCAGCGCCATCATCGCTCAGATGATGGACGGCGATGGCCTCGACCAGTACCAATACGTGTACAACTTCGTGGGCCAACCGGGTGTTACCCCGGCGTCTCTCGCGACGTACACGCAAGCCAAGATCGCGCTCGAGAACGCGGCTTGCCCCACCTCCGATCAGTTCCGCTCGCTGGTGGTGAACCCCGATGCCCAGGGCAACGTGCTGGGCTTCAACTTCAACTTCCTGCTGCCGACCAAGGAAGTCTCCGACCAGTACCTGTACGGCAACATGGGCAAGGCCGTGGGCTGGAAGTGGTCCATGGACCAGAACGTGTCCGCGGCCGTCGTGGGCGCGCTCGGCACCGCCGGCGCTCCGACCTCCAACCCGATCGTCAACGGCGCCAACCAGAGCGGCAGCTCGCTCGTCACCAGTGGCTGGGACGCCTCGCAGGCGATCCTGAACCCGGGCGACATCATCTCCATCGGCTCGGGCTCCACGGCGTGCATCGCCACCAACCCGCTGTCCTTCCGTTCCACCAACAAGCTGCGCACCTTCGTTGTGACGGCCCCCGTGGTGGCGGACAACACCGGCGCGGCCACGATCCCGATCGAGCCTCCCATCAACTTCGACACCACCTCCCCGTTTCAGACGGTGGTGAGCGCTCCGGCAGCCGGCGCGGCCATCAGCGTGTACCTCGTGGGCCATGCCAGCTTCTCCAGCATCGGCGGAGTGACCAGCCCGCAGAACATGGGCTTCCACAAGCAGGCCTTCACTTTGGCCGTTGTGAAACAGGAAACCCCCGGCGGCTTGGACTGGTCCGAGCAGGTCATCAATCCCAAGCTGGGCATGGCCATGCGTCTGACGCGCGGCTTCCTGATCGGCTCCAACGAACGCATCACGCGCCTGGAAGTGCTGGGCGGGTTCAAGACCATCAGGCCGGAATGGGCGGTCAGAATTGGGGGCTAGTGATTAGTGGCTAGTGGTCGGTAGGTTTGTTCTAAACCACCAGCCACCAGCCACCACCCACCCTTCACTAAAGGATAAACTACGACCATGAAAAACATCACTCTCGTTACCATCGCCCTGCTGCTGGCCTGCTTCGCGCTGCCTGCGGCCCAACTTTCCAACACCACCCTTTCCGCCGCCATCACTGCCACCCAGCCCTATGTGACCCTGGCGTCGCTTACCGGCGTTAACGGGCCGGGCCAACCCGTCTCGCAGGGTTCCATCGGCACGCCTTCGGGCGCGGCCTGGACCATCCTATATGTGGACGGCGAAGCCATGCGCGTCACTGTCGCGCCCGCCACCGGCCAGCCTGTGCTGGTGGAACGCGGCTTCCAATCTCCCGCCGTGGCGCATGCCTCCGGAGCGCTCGTCTGGATCGCCACGCCCCAGCAACTGGTGTGGGAGTCCAGCGGCCTGCCCTCCGGCACCTGCAATTCCGCCACCGCCGTCAACCCCACCATCAACGTGCACCTGAATCAATATGCCGAATGCCTGGGTGGTTCCTGGGTTACCGGCAGCGGCACGGCTACCGCTTACCGCCTCAACTTCCCGACCATCGGAGCGGTTGCTTATACCGGCCTGGACACCAACGGCACCGCCGTCGGCTCCACCACGGTCTATTGCACGGAAGTGGACCTGCCGGGCAGCAAGTTAATCACCGGCATCGGCCTGCTCAACGGGACCACGGTCACCGGCAATAAGCGGTACGTGATTCTCTACGACTCCGCCGGCAACGCCCTGGCCAACAGCGCGCTCGCCGGACAGGCCTCGGTGACCGCTTCGGTGTTCGAGAACTACGCCTTCACCTCCAAGCTCTACGCGGTGGGACCGGCGCAGTATTTCGGCTGCCTCCAGGACAACTCGACCGGCTCTACCACCGTCCGCATGGTGGATACCGGGATCGACGACAACATCCTGACCGTAGGACAAACCGGCGCAACCTTCGGGACCGTCCCGGCGCTGACCGTTCCGACTTCGTTCCACACGGGCACTGGCCCATATCTCTACGTGTATTAACGCTCTCGGCGGCTCGGCTCCTGCTATTTGAGCGCGCCGCCCCAGGGGGCCTCCATGCCTTCTCCCTCGGAGGTCCCCTGCCTTCAAAAGCTGTCAGCTTTCAGCTTTCAGCTTTCAGTTTTCAGCTTTCAGTAAAACCACCAGCCACCAGTCACTATCCACCAGCCACCAAAGGATTCTCCCATGCGAAGAAATGTCAAGATCACGCTAAACCCCGGAACGCCGGTCAATCTCTCCGTCGCCCTCGGCCTGGTACAGAACCCGATGGCCAACCGGGTCTTCATCCAAATGGCTACCGGAGGCACCGGCCTGGGCTATGTCATGGCGGGAATCTACGGAGGCCGCACGCCCGCAACGACCAATGCCAACGACGTGAGCGGCGAATTGTCGCCAGCGACGGCCACGGCTCCCGGCGGCTCCTGGGCCGACCCCCCCGGAGCTATCGAGTTTTCACTGGCGCCGGCGATTGATCTGTCTACTATCTGGGTGGACGGAACAGCAGCAGATCCAGTAAGAGTGTCAGCAGATTTGAACGTGTAAGAAGCTGTCAGCTTTCAGCTTTCAGCCATCAGCCAAACTTCCATGAAATTCCAGCCTCTCTTCAATGCTGTAGTGGTTCGCCCCCTCGCCGAAAGCGAGCGTACCGCACCGTCCAGCCGCGTCGTCATGCCCGGTACATCGTTGCACGCGGGAACCTTCGACGAGAAGGGCGGCACGAGCGGCAATTACACCGATCGCGGGCACGTCGTTGCCGTAGGCGAAGGCTACAAGTACGGCAAGCGGTTCATCCCCGACTGGCAAGGATCGTCGCAGGGCGTGTGGGAAGAGTTTGCGCACACTGAGCGCATCCCCCTCGACGTGAACGTCGGCGACCTGGTGCTCTACGCACACAAGGGCGGCCAGGACTACGCTGAGGACGGCGTGCGCTACCGCATCATCCCGGAATCGCAGATCGAGGGCGTACTTGAAGCGGATATCTGCCAAGTGTCTTGGAAGATGGGCGATCATCAGAACCGTCTGGTGCGTTGCTTAAAAGAGGCGAAGTATCGGGCCTTTGGTATCGGTAACGAAGGGCGTCAGAGCTTTCGCGTTTGCGAAACCCACGCGGAAGTGGCGACGCTCCATCCCGAGTTGTGGGCTGTAGAGCCGCTGGCTGACTGCATCATCCCGAAATCGAAGATCGAGGGCGTACTTGAAGCGTGATGAATTGAATCCCGTCGCCATGCTCTACGTTGCGGCAGAAATACTGGCTGAAGCGCTTGCGGGAGCGCCCATAACGCGACCACGCCTCGCGCTGGCACCCGCTACGCAGGGACCGCCGCAACTGGTGGAGGGCACAATCGTCCTACCGGATGGCTGGCAGTTTCACTGCGTCGACGCCTTTGAACGCTGGATCAAGGGAACTGTCGTAGGAATGGCCCGCACCCTTCGCGCGTCGGTATCGGCCAGCGGAGAAGTCTTCATGCTTCCCATTCCGTTGAAAAACAACGAGGATCGCGCCGTCGATTCGTACTCCGGGCTCGACATGCACATGCGGCGTGAGAATCGGCCGGACAATTCAACCGCGATCACCTTCAGTGTGCTCTATGTGATCCGCGACACCGCCGAACGGGCGAAGGTCGAATGGTTCCGCGATCTGTTGGCTTACTCGCTGGCCGAGGCGTAAAGCTGGCTATGGTATCCTTGAAACCGAAGGAGCAACCAGTCTCATGAAACAGCCAACTGAGTACATGAAGGACGTAGCGAACGCCCTCAAGGACCCATTTCAGGAAGAGGGCACCAGCATAGAGGCGCATCTCGACCGCGGCAAGCACGCCGACGAACGTGTGGCGAAGACCCTAGCCAACGTCGCCAAGGCGCTGCCGGACAAGCTGATCCAACTTGAACATGATCGCCGCTTCCGTTTCGGCAAGGAAACCGCCGCCGCCGCGGGTGGAGCACCGCCGCCGGCCGCCGATCCCGCGCCTGCCGCCACGGCGTAACGCGCGCGCCAAGTTCCGATGGACGGGGAGCCAGGGGCGGACTTTAACCGCCGCCCTTTCCCGGATTTCAAGCTCAAGGTACGCGCGGAAGGTCCGCCCGGGTGTGGCTTTCCAGTGTGCCAGAGGCGCTGGTGGACCGCGCCGTGAGGCTGTCCACCCAAACTTCTTCGATGGACAATTCCACCTTCGACATAACCGCGATTGAAGACGCCCACCAAGAGTTGTGGAACATGGGCACCATCGAAGTCTGGCCGCAGCCGCGCCCCGGCGATTCCTTCGTGTGCACGTTCACCCCGCGCGAGAACATCCTGATGCGGGTGCTGCGGAAACTGCGGCTGGTTAAGCCCGCAGAGTTGATATCGGTCCAGTTTGTAGTTGGACAGGACGGGCATCTGACAGAATGCGCTGGAACTCCGGCCACCGATAGAACGTACCGAGTCCCATCACCTTTCTTTCGTCTTTGGTAACTCGAAGCTCAATCAGATCCAGCATTTCGGGGGTGTTGAGAATAGCCTGCAAGACCGCTGCTTGAGGGCCGTCTACTATACGGGCAAGCCTCTTCCGCTGTCGCCCGAAGGCGACAGTCCCCGAGGCTTAAATTAAATGGACCGAAGCCTCGAAGGTGCCCCCGTTGCGGTCGCTGCCACCAGGGAGTTCCACGTATTTCGCGTAGAAACGGCCTTCACGCGCGATTCTCTTCATTGGCATCAGACCAGTGATACGCGCTGAATTCAGCACCGGCTTCAACTCGACCCGCACATATTCGCCCGGCGGGTGCGTCGCCGTTACGCGGTATTGCTGCGGATCGTTCCAAAACGTCAGGATGTCACCCACGCAGAGTGGCGGGTCGGTTCCCGGAATTCCCCAACCCTGAAACGACATTGCCTTCGGAATCGAAACGAGTTTCGCGCCGGGACGCCAAAGCAATCGCTCAGGGTCCAGCACCGCAGCGGCAGCCAGAGCGAATAAAGCGCGGCGGGTCATGCCAGCGCCTCCAGCAACGTCCGAAGTTTTCGAAGCGTCTGCACATCCACAGGTCGCAACTCCTGCCACCACGGAAATGTGAGGGGTCCGGGCATGCGATCCGTATCCTGGATGTTCGTCTCCAGCGACGCAATGGCACGCTCAAGAAAAGCGCGCACTTGCGGCACGTCTTGCGGATGAAGAGCACCCGACAGTTGCCAGAGTTCTTCGTGGGCGGCTTCGATCTCCGATATTTCGTCTGGCCCGGTTTCGACACGCACGCTCCAATCGGAAAGGCCTGGTTCAGGCTTGCAGCCCACGGCCCCGACCACCAGCGCAAACAGAGCACGTCGCGTCATCATCTACTCCCATAATCGCATGAAGCACGCCATCCTCATCTGCGCGGCCCTGGTCATCTTCGCCCAAGCCGGCAACGCCCAGCCCGGCACCTGCTGGGCGGCCGCGGGCGCGGCAGGCACGTCGGCGAGCTGCCCGCAGACGGGATCGCCGACGATTCAAGCTTACATTTCGGCGTACAACACTTTCCTCAACGCCGTTCCGGTTCCAGCGCTTACGGCGCCCTTTGCAAACGATCTGGAGCTGGTGGGAGCTTCGGCCAACTGGATCGAGAACTGCCCGACCACCGGAACCTGTCCGTACAACTCGGTGCCCCTCCAGGAAGCCTTCGTCAACATTTTGGCGCAGAGCGGCGCCACGGGCGTAGTCTGGAACATCGACTACATGCCGTACATGATGTCGGCCGAGTACACCGCGGCGACCGGCTTCAGTTGCGCGGGAACATACGCGACGGCCACATGCACGCGCCTGACAACCAATCTTGCGTTCTACGACGCCATGATGGCGTACATCGCGGCGCAGGGCCTCACCATCCGGCTGGCGCCCATCAGTTTCGGAGTTCCCGGCGCCGGCGCGCCCTGGCTGATTTGCGGCCTCACGCCATCCACCATGACAGTCGCGCAACGGATTGCTTGCGAAGCGCCTTTCTTGGCCGCCATGGTTGCGCACATCCATAACCTTTCGCCCAGCGTTTCGCTCCACACTGTCATCGCAGCCCACGAACCCGAAGAAGCGGACAACGCCTCCACGGGCCAGACGCTCAGCGTGGCGGATTGGAACACGCTCATAGCCGGCCTGTGCCCGGCCATTCACGCGGCGACTGGAGGATCTGCCGTGCTGTGCGCCTCCGGCTACACCATGGCAGACGGCGCGTATGTCGCCAACGTCACAGCCTCGGTGCCCAGCGGGATGCAGGTTTTCGGTGCGGAGATCTACTTCAGGAGTTTCGACAGCACGCCGTCATGGAGCGCGCAGCCGGGAGTCTATGCAAGTTGGGCGGCTTCCGCGACCGCGGCGGGGCTCCAGGTCCAGATCGACGAATCGGGACCGCCCGGATACTGCCCAGCCGGCTCGAATGTCCTCTGCCAATCCGAGCTTATCAACGGCTGCGGCTGGCCGGGGATGGAAACCTACAACGCCAACGGCGCGTTCTGGACGTGGCTGTTCGGGTTTTCGAGCCAGATCGGGGCCACTCGCACCACCCTGTTCTACGATCAGCCTTACGCCCTGCTCCAATCCGGAGCATGCAACGACAACACGCCTGTGACCAGCTACACCTGGCAGATGCTGGCGGGAATTCCCTTGTCTCCCACGGTGACCGGTTTGGCCTGGAAAGCGGCAAGCTTACCTCCGGTACCGCCGCCGCCGCCGCCTCCGCCTCCGCCGCCACCTCCGCCGCCGCCCCCGCCGCCCGCGCAGTTGAAGGCCATCCCCACGACCACGTTCACGGCGCCGGTAAACGAGTTCCAACTTTCCGTCTCTCTCGCCTCCACCGCGAGCGTCACGGGTCCTGGGCAGCCGGTCAGCAACGGATCCATTGGGCAGCCTTCAGGCGCTTCGTTCACGGTGCTCTACGTGGACCAGGAAGCCATGCGAGTGACTGCGGCGCCGGTAAACCCTACCGATGCGGTTCCCGTCGAACGCGGCTGGGACGGCACCGGTACGCAAGCTCACAGCACGAGCGCGCTGGTCTACGTGGCGATCCCGCAATACTTCACCTACATCGGCCTGCAAGGACCCTGCAACGCGGCCGCCCAGGTTGCCTTGCCCGTCATCAACGACTGGTCGGGCGCCATCTACGACTGCCAAAGCGGCGTGTGGGTGAATACGCTTCAGCCAATGAGGTACAGGGCCATGGCGCGGGCCGTGCCGCAGCAGCATCAAGCGATCTGGACGCGGGTGTTGCGCGCGCTGCATCTGGCGAAGTAGCCATCAGCTTTCAGCTTTCAGTTTTTCAAAAAGGAATCCCAATGTCGAACACCATTACCGCAGGCGCGGCCCTCGCTTTGAGCGGCGTGGGCGTCAACGTGAGCGCCTCACAGCAGAACATCTCCGTCGCTCAGACGGGGAATAAGTATGTGGAGCAAATTGTTCTAACGTCAACGACCGCCGGGGGCACCGCCATCCCCGTGTCGAACCTGGCCAATCTGGGGTTCATGTTGATTCAGAACCTTGATACGGTCAACTATGTGGACGTGATGACAGGCACCACGGGCGCCGGTGGCGTCGCTTTCGCGCGCCTGATGCCGGGCGATCCACCGTTCCTGTTCCGTTGGACGGCGGGGATAACAGCACCGGCGCTTTTAGCCCACACGGCCGCCGCCCTCGTTTCCGTATTGTTGATGGAAAACTGACATGGCCGAAAAGAAGCCCATCAAGATCTCGCACCCCGGAAAACTGACAGCCGCTGCGGCGCGCGCCCGGCAAAGCATAAACAGCTTCGCCAAGTCCCACATGGACTCGCCCAGCATCGGCGCCGCGGCGCGCCTCTACGAGAACGTGCTCAAGCCGGCCAACAAAGCCCGCAAGGGCCACTGGTCGGGGAAGTAGCCGTCAGCTTTTCAGCTTCCGAAACCATTCCGGCTGGCACTTGGGGCAGCCTTCGAAGCACTCCTCGCAATGTGGCGGCTCCGCAGGCTTCAAATCGTTCGCGTGCCGCTCGTTGTAAAGGCGTTTCGCCGCGCTCGCCACATCCGCGTCCTGGTCGAACATGGCGTGGATCAACTCATTGTCGCTCAGGGGCATGCGTTTATTTTGCCACAGCGCTACTATCAATTCAGGAGTTTCAAAAACAT